GGTTGATGCCTTCGTAGACCACGACGGTTTTCTCTGCGTTTATCAATATCGCGATGGCATCAGGCATGTCGTTCGCATCCCGCCTGACCAGGTCGATGAGGTAAGAGCGAAGCTAGAACACGATCGCATCGCCGCGAAGATCACCGCTGGCGGTCCGATGCGGTACGGCCACCTGGCTTCGGCCTGTGCAACAGACGCTCAACGGATGAAACAGGCCGACAATTGAACGCCTGAATTGGTCTTCCGACCCTTCCGCCTCATCCTGCAATCGGAATAGCTAGGCGCTTTCGGCGCTCCTCGGCCACGATTGGGCACATGGCCGACTTGTCCGCCGCCCTCGAGACTGCGCAGCAGGCTTACCTGGACAACTCCAGTTACTTTGCCGACGGAGACGTTGCCAAAGCGAAGGCGTTTGTCACGGCCTGCACGCAGTTGGAAATGCTGATACCAGAAAGGACTCGGCAAGGGGCCCGGTTTGAAACGGCGTTCGGCGTGAACCTGACAAACATCGCTCAAAGCAAAAGCAACGCGGAAAATTACATCCGCAGCAAATCTGCATCGAGCGTTCGCTATTCGAATTTTCGAGATTTCAGAGATTAATCGCACTCGCATGGTTAAGCGATCCCGCAAACCCGAACCGTCTTTGCAAGACAACTACGAGCGGATGCGCGCTGACTATACTGGCGCCAAGGACAGTCGTTTTGTCCGCACTCGCCAGGGAGTGACACGCTCCGGGCGAAACGCCGATTTTCATTATCGGATTGTGGGCGACCATCTGAAATTGATGGAGCGGGCCCGCGATATGGACCGCAACGACGTGCTGATCGGTCAGATGGTCGATCGAGCGACCGATAACACGATGCAAGGCGGTTTCACCTGCGACCCCACGACGCGCGACCGCGGTGTGGACCGCGACTTGCGTGCCCGGTGGAACGAATACGCAGACGAGCCGGACTCCGTCGATCTCGCTGGAGAAATGGACTTTCCCGAGCAGGAAAACAAGGTTTTCCGAGCTTCGTTGGTCGATGGCGACCATTTTGTCGTGCCCAACCAGACCGGCGCGCTCGAGATGGTCGAAGCCCACCGCTGCCGCCGGCCGAGCAACAGCACCCGCGACAATCTGATCAATGGAATCCTGCTCGACGGCAATCGGAAGCGGCTGGAATACTGGTTCACCAAAAACGATATTTCGCCGCTCTCATCGCTAATGGCCGTGGGGGACGTCGACAAGTTTAAAGCGCGCGATGCCAACGGCGATCGGGCCGTGTGTCACATTTACAACCCCAAGCGGGTCAGCCAAACCCGCGGTGTGACGGCGTTCGCGCCGATGTTCGAGTTCGCTGGCATGTTTGAAGACATCGGCTTTGCCAAGCTGGTGCAGCAACAGGTCGCCGCCTGCTGGTGCGTCTTTCGCAAGCGGCAACTCGGTTTTGCCGGTGGGGCTGATCCCAAGCCGACCGGCAAAGTTACCGAGGAAACGGACGAAGATGGCTCGGTACGCGAGCTTGAGAACATTGGCCCCGGCATGGATGTCATCGGCGAGCCTGGCGAGGAATTGACGGGGTTCACACCCCAGGTCGCAAGCACCGATTTTATTTCGCACATGAAGCTGATCATAACGTTGATCGGCCTGAATCTCGGCCTGCCGCTGGTGATGGGGCTGATGGATGCGAGCGAAACAAATTTCAGCGGCTGGCGCGGTGCGATCGAGCAGGCCCGCATGGGTTTTCGGGCCAATCAACGGATGATGGTCCGTCGATTTCACCGGCCGGTCTATCGGTTCAAGGTCCGGCAATGGCTGAGCGAAGACCCGACGCTCAATAAGCTGCATACCAGTGGCAAAATTAACGCCTTTGGACATAAGTGGCATCTGCCGAGCTGGCCGTATATCGAGCCGTTCAAGGATGCGATGTCGGATGTGACGCAAAAAGAGCACGGCCTGAACAGCACTCGGCGCATCCTGGCCGCCCGTGGCCTGGAAATCGACGACATCGACAAAGAGCGCATCGAAGATCGCATGCGCGCCATCTATCGGGCCCAAAGAGCCGCCGACAAATTCAATGCGAAGTACCCGGCGCATCCGCTCACTTGGGAGCAAGTGCTGAACGAGCAGATTCCCACGAACATTACACCGCTTCAAACGCAAATGGTCATGGAGAAGTGACGATGATTCTCGCCTCTCGCGAAGTTGGCATCCACTTGCCCAGTAGCGCCCGTGAATTTGCCCATCTGCACGAATACTTCGGTATTTGGGCAATGCGTGAAACTACTTTTCGCGACTTGTGCGGCCGTGCCGCCTCAATGGACCTCGGTGCTCACATGGCGCATGAGGCCGAAGCGCGGGCCAATGCCGACTCCAGCGGCCGTGGCATATATCAGGTGACTCCCGAAGGGGTGGCGATCATCACGATCCGCGGGCCGATGATGAAATTCGCTTCCAGCATGGGCGGCGGCGCGTCCACCGTGGACACACGCCGCAAAGTGCGGTCGGCCCAAGACGATCCGTTCGTCAAAGCAATCGTGCTCGTCTTCGATTCCCCGGGTGGGACCGTCAGCGGCACAAAGGACCTGGCCGACGACGTTGCCGCCGCGGCCAAGCAAAAGCCTGTCTACGGTTACGTCGAGGACTTGTGTTGCTCCGCCGCGTTCTGGGTTGCCAGTCAATGCACCCGGATCTTTTCCAACGCTACCAGCCTGACACCTTGCATCGGCACATACATGGTGATCGACGATTGGAGTAAGGCCTACGAAAAAGCTGGCGTGCAAACGCATGTCATCAAGGCCGGCGAGTTCAAAGGTGCCGGTCTCGAGGGGACGGCCATTACGACCGAGCAATTAGCCGAGTGGCAGGGCGAAGTCAACGATCTCAACGACCATTTCGTGCGCGCGGTGGCCACCGGCCGCAGAGTGAGCCAGACCAAGGCGCGCGAATGGGCCGACGGTCGGGCGTTCGTGGCGAGTAAGAGCGTCGAAATGGGCATCTTGGATGGCGTCCAATCACTCGATGATACGATTGCTATGGCGGCCAAGGCCAAACCGCCCCGCGCGGCGGCAGCGACCGGAGCCGAGATTGCGACCCATGTTGGCGGTGATCCGATTACGGGTGCCGCAGCCAGTGAGGCGATTCACGACGAACCATCGGCGGTTTCCGCGTTGGAAACCGCATCACAACCCAACGCGTCGGAGCGTTCCGAGGCGAATTCACTCGAGAAGGAGTCTTCTATGTCCACCAGCGCTCCCGCGGCCAATGACGCCCCGAAAGCTGCCACGCTCGAAGAGTTGGAAGCGGCTTGCCCCGGCGCCGACAACGATTTTCTGATGAAACAACTGCGCGGCAAGGCCACGAAGGAAGCGGCCCAGACTGCGTGGGCGATCGAGCAAAACAACCGCTTGGAGGCGGCCCGCAAGGAAACGGCTGCTGCCAACGAGGCCGCCGCCAAGGCCAAGGAAGAGGCGAAAAGCGCTCCGCAGCGTCCAGGTGCGACCCGCCCCGTCGGTGCCGGCATCCAGGGCGCCGAAGAGGAAGCTGGCGGTGGCGGTACCGCCACGGAAGTTTTCAACAGGCTCGTCAAGGAGCAGATGACTGGTGGGATGAGCAAGAAGGATGCCGTGCGCGAAGTGGCGCTCAAGCACCCGGATGCGCACGCCGCTTACGTCGTCGAATACAACGAACGAAACTCTCACCTGGCCGGCGATGCGGCCGCCAGCGATCGGTTTAAGCGTAAGAGCGCCTGACATGGCGTGCCGGCGGCGAGCTGACGACTCGCGAGGAGCTGTTTGAATTTCTTTTTTAAATCACTGACCTCGAATATGAGGATATACGACCCATGATGGCTGAAATGATTGAGGGCTCGGTAAAAACATTTCCGGCGAGTGAAGCAATTCCCCAGTACGCGCGCGTTAAGCTCGCCAGCACTGGCAAAGTCGCCGTGGCTGGCGCCACGGAGTTTTCGATCGGTGTTGCTGAGCGCCCGGTTATCGCGCGTGCTGACGGCACGTTTCCCAATTGCCCCGTTCGTCTGCGTACGGCCGAAGGCACTCGCAAGATGATCGCGGCCGGTACGATTGTGGCTGGCGCCTCTGTCTACGGCGCCGCCCTCGGAAAAGTCGACGACACCGACAACAACAATCTGGAAGGGGTTTATTTCAGCGGTGTCAACGCCGCGGCCGGCGACATTATCGAGGTCATGAACCTCGATGCCGAGAGTCCCGCGACCAACACGAATAAGTACATCGTGGCGGCGACCGATGCCAGTGCGGCGGTGACCAATACGGCCGTCGAAACCGCGTTCGACAATCACTACGATATCGACGCGAACGACCTGGCCGTCGGCGACGTGATTCGCGTCGTGATGGGTGGCATTGCGCCGGCCACGAATACCAGCGCCACGTTGGCGGTTAAGTTGAAGATCGGTTCGGTCACCGTCGCGGCCATTGCAGCGTTGGACGTGGCTGATGGCGCACTATTCCAGATCACGTCCGATATCGTCGTGCGGGAGATCGGCGCCAGCGGCAAGATCGTCGCCGCCGGCCAAACGTTCGAAGGTGCGCCTGGCACTCAGAACACCAATCCGTACCTGTTGGCCGAAACGGCGCTCGACACGACCGCCGACAGCGACATTACTGCCACCGCGACGTGGAGCGCGGCGAACGTCGGCAACAGTTGCCGAATGGATGTGCTCAACGTGCAGCACCTGAAAGCGGCTCCTTAATCGGCCTGCTTTCTGAGTGAGTTCCTGAACAAGATTCTCTAACTAATAAAACTTTGCCACAAGGGGCCGTGCGTTCACCCGCACCGCGCGATGAGCGCACGGCCCCTCTTTTTTGAAAGGACAACAGTGTATGGGACATCCATCCGAAAATCTCGCCACCCTGCGGCCCGACCTGGCGGCCGGTTTTATGGAGTGGGATTACGAGATGAACGCCGCCGGGCTGATCGGCGCTCGCGTCTGCCCCATCATGGACGTGGCCGAAGCGTTTGGCCAGTTCGGGCGCCTGCCGCTGGCCAGCATGTTGCAGAAGCGCGAAACGCGGCGCCGTGAGAGTGGCGATTACAACCGCTCGAACTGGAAGTTCGACAAGGACAACTTCGACACCGAGGAGCATGGTCTCGAAGAGCCGATCGACAACAAAGAAAAGAAGATGTACCGGAACTGGTTCGACTTGGACGAAGTCAGCGCCGGCCGCGTCTTCAACGGTTTGTTGCTGGGGTACGAGCAGCGAGTCGCGGACCGGTTTTTGGACACCAGCATTTTCGACACTGGCAGCGGCAAAAGCGCTCCTTGCTCGACAACTTGGAAGGATTTCGACAATTCGGAGCCCATCCAGGACGTCAAAGCGGCTTGCGAGGCCAGCCGCGATGTTTCCGGAGTGTGGCCCAATACCGTGATCATGACGCGCCGCGCCTTCCGCGATGCCCGCGAAAGCAAGTCGCTGATCGATCGGATCAAGTTTTGGGGCGGCGACGATCCCAAGACCAAGGGAGTTACGAAGAAGGTGTTGGCCGACGTGTTCGACGTCGAGAACGTCGAAGTCGCCAACACGGTCCAGAACGTCGCGCATGAAGGCCAGGACCCCAGCCTCGAGGAAATTTGGAACGACGACATCGTCGTGGTTTGCTCGGTCCGCAAATCGCGCGATATCCGTGCGATGACGTTGGCTCGGACGTTCCATTGGGCCGAGGATGGCGGAGACATCAACGGGATCATCGAAGAGTACATGGACATGGTCAAGCGGCGTCGCATCATGCGTGCGCGCCATCAGACCGGCGAAAAGATCATGTACGAGAAGCTGGGTTATCACATTACGGGCGTCAGCGCCGCACCGTCCTGATCTGCCAGCGATTTGCAATCCATGACCGTCGCCGGCGGGTCGCACTGCCGGCGGCTGGTTTTCCTTCTTGTGTCGCTCCTGATCCCATTCTCTATACCCCTGACGACCAATCATGAGCTTTTCTCAAAAACACACCGTCAGCGTGAGCTCGGGTACCGAGGACCCGATCACGACGACGAACACCTACCAAGGCGGCGCGCAGGCAAACCTGTCCGACGTTGCCAATGGCGACAACACCACTTTGGTCAATTGGGCCGTGCCGTCAGTGGCCAACATTAAAGCCCTGTCGCTGAAATCGGACGTTGCTGTCACGATCAAAACCAACGATGCGGACGATCCCGACGACACGATCGAACTGGCGGCGGGAGTGCAAGTCGAATGGACGCCCGATTCTCCGACCGCGTGCCCGCTCACTACCGACGTCCAGAAGATCTATGTCGTGGTGCCGGGCGATCCTGACGCCAATTTGGAATTCCGCTGCATCTTCGATCCCACTCCGTAAGCCACTGCCAACGGCAACTTGTGCCATGTCACTCGCTTCCAAACTTTTCGAATCGGTCGGCCAGCCGACGCTGGGCGCCGTGCTCGAAGAAACCATCATCCATTACCCGCTGGGGAATTTGGATGCGGGGGTGGAAGTGCAGGCGCTGGTGGCGCTCGACAACGAGCTCGGTACGAACGAAATGGTCGGCGACGGCGCGATTACCCAGAACGACTCGGGCGATAAAGAACGGCGTAGCGGTCATATCGAAGTGCCGGTTGCACTGACGGTGACTGCCAAAGAAGACCTGTGGCGCATCCAGGGCGAGCTTTACACCACCCAGCGTCGCACCGGCAAGGATCAGGTGTATCAAGGCTGGCTGGTGACCAGCAACGTGCCGCGCTACACGCAACACTCGCTGAACGTGCGCAGTAACCGGCCGGTTAAAAAAGGTTAGGTCATGAGCCCCACAGCCACAACCAACTTATCCCGGCCGCGGCTGCTGGCGATGGATCTAGTCGCTGCTAGTCCGACATTTCGTGTGGTGGTTGGTGCCGATGACTCGACTGAGGCCATGGCGAGTATCCATTCGCCGTTTTCCGATGACCGGATGATCGACAAGCTCGACGAGCATGGCGATCCAGTGATCGAACATGGCTACCCGAAAAAGGTGCGGCAGCACCCAATGCCACGCTGCACGATCAACCATAACGATCGCGAGCGTCACAAGCTGGGATCGGCCTGGGGTGGTGGCGATGGCGATCTGATTGTGTCTTTCGAATTCTTGCCAGATCCAGCGGCCGAAGGTGACAAGAATTTGGAACTACTGGCCTTCGAGGAACAGGTTGGCAAGATCCTCGACGAAATGGAAGAGCGATCGGGGCATGACAAGCTGGCCGGCGAAGGCGTCATGACCGAGGAAGGCATTACGCATGTCAACCTGGTGGGCTGGAAGCTGGTCGACGGCCCAGCACAGGGCGATCCGCAAGAAAACCAAGGCGAGTTGTTCTACGGGGTCACATTCATAACTTCGTTCAAAGGGTAAGACTGGCAAAGCACTCGGCAGTTGGCACTGGCCTGAGCGCGAATAATGAACCAACGATCCAACCCCTAACCCCCAATTCCTACTCCATGCCTCGCGTTTTTCCAGAACTGGTGGTCAGTGTCCGCATTTCGGACGGGCTCTATGGCCTGATCCGCGGTGGGAGACTGTGGAACCAGCATTCGCGCGTCGCGATGCGAGAAACGCTCGAAGAGCATCACCGCAAGCGCATCCCGTTGCACTTTCGCTTGGGCGCTCGCTCGAAATACGGGTATCAGCCGCGGAAGTATTCAACGGAGCACAAAAAGGAGAGGTATTGGCGGAAACCGGGATCGCTGGACCTGGTCCGCAGCGGCTCCGACAGCCGATCGCTGATCGAAAACTACACGGTCAAGTTCTCTGGGGCATTTGGTGGTGAGGGATCGGGAGGCACGTTGCAAGGCCGGCTGGTGATGAAGCACGGCCACCCGTTTTACCGCGGCAAGAAATACGGCATCCAAATCGACCAGATCGATCGCGAAATCACGGCCACCACCAACGAGGAAGATCAAGAAATCGGCAACAAGTTTCGCGACACACTGGTAGATCGAATTAACAACTATCACGGGCCCATGCGCCGGTTTTACACCGGCAACAGGGGTTAGCGTCTAACTTCGGAGGTATCAACATGGGGTTCGATCGTTACTCGATTTACCCGGTGAAAATCGGCGACATACTCATCCGCGACGTTTCGAACTTCGATCTCAAGAGCGCGAGCAAAAAGTCGTCAGTAATTCCAGGCGGCTCGCTGCATCCGTCGGCGATCGTCAATTGCTGCGCCGATCCAATGATCACCTTCGGCAGTCGCGATATGCTCGGTCTGTTTGCTGGCGGCGCCTCGATCGGCATGCAAAGCGGCTACGCGGTCAACGTGAATGCCGGCAGCCCCACGCCGGCCGCGTTGTTTCAGATGCAGAAGCGCGTTGACGGCGGTAGTTACGTGGGTGCGGGTATCGGCTCGCATCTTGTCGGCACCAACGGCAAGGGGTTCCTTTTTCTCGATGGGCTCGTCGCCCAGCAAGACGACGAAGAAGGGGCTAAGGCCTCCCTCTCGTATGTGCTGATGAGTCCTGACGGCCTGACGTCGCCGGTGAGCTGGAGCGCGACGTCGGCGCTCACCAGCTCGCCCAACTTCAATGGCATCTGGTACCTGGGCCCGGTGCGCGTGGGCACCTACGGCAGCTCCACCACGCAGGTCGAAGGTATCCAGCGCGTCGAAATCAAAGCGGGCTTCACGGTCAAAGCGCCGCGTGCCGACGGCGGTGTGTTTCCGGTCAACTGCTCGATCAATTCGATCGTGCCGGAAATCACTATTCGCACGCTCCATCCGGCGGGTCACTCTTCGTTCTTGGGTACGCCCTGGGGCCATGCCTTTGCCGGCGGCGGCGGCAGCGGCTCGTTCAATGTCTTCCTGTGGAAAGGCGTGCATGGCGGCGGCCGGATCGCCGCGAACGTGGCCGAACACATGCTGATCACGGCCAGCACGGGCGACAACACGACCGACGATATCGCGGTCAACAACATCGACGACGTCACGACCGACATCATCATCCGCGCCACGGGCGGTCTGTCGATACTGGCGAACCAAGAGATCAAGTAGGGACCGGTCAAGCGAAGACGCTCCGGCGGACGTCTAACCGTTCCGCCGGGGCGGTTTGTTCCACAACCAAACCACAAGCCCTAGCCCCTACTGATGAATCCGCGCCTCATCCTGTTCGTATTGGCTGGTCGACCTGGCGGAGTCGGGGCGACCGTCGTCGGAGAAAGCGGCATGAATTACACGACGTTTTTCACGCGGTTCGGCAAGGGCTATTACCTGTTCCTGCTCGTTAACGAATTCCGTGGCGCGGCAGGCACCGATTACATTGCCACCGATCTGCCCACACGCTGGAAAAGCTACGTCCAGCAATTCGACGGCGAACAGCCGAACATTCGTGCGACGATCAGTGATGCCAGCGATCAGCTTGCCAACTGGATCGACAGCCTCTCGGGTCCGCCGAGCTGGATCGCCAGTTCGCTCCAATCGCTCGTGGCTGAAATGACGAACGACGTGCATCGGCTGGCCAACAAGCAGCCCCGCACCGCGATCGCCGAGCTGATCCGTGAAATGCTGGCCGATGGCAAGTTCGTCAACGCCAACACGATCAGCATTAGCGCGACGGCCCACGGTGGCAATGCCGGCAACGGAGCGCTAGTGCTCTCGCTGCTCGATGGCAGCGGCAAGCAGCTCGAATACGTCTATGACGAAGCGCTCGATTTGACGTTCTCGGGAAGCGGACCCGCCACGGCCGGCACGGAGCGGGCCACGGTGACCGGCACGGCCTCCGCCGACGGCTATTTTTCGCAAAACTGGCCGCTGGGCTCGGGCACCAACACTTCGTTTAACAGCTCGGCGGCCGATGGTAGCTCGAATCTGCTGAGCAATGGCGATTTCGAAACGTTCACGACGCCGAACGTGCCCGACGATTGGACAATCGACGTCGGCGTTGCCGGGGCACAAGTGCTGAGCGAGTCGAGCACGATCTACAAGGGCGCCAAGAGCCTGCGAATTGTCGGCAACGGCTCAAACCTCACGACGCTTTCTCAAGAGCTGACGTCACTCAAATCCAAAACTCCCTACGCGGTCAATTTATGGGTGGCAATGAGCGCGACGCCGTCGACGGGCGTATTGCAGGTCGAGTTATGGGACGGAAGCGCGGTGATCGAGGACGAAAGCGGAAACCCCAACTCGCTGGCGATCGATCTAACGACGCTCGGCACAAGTTTCGCCGACCAGGGCGCCGCCTTCCGGCTCCCCGAGCCGTTACCCGGCGACAGCGTAAGCCTAAGACTGCGCCTGACAACCGCGCTGGAAAACGCCAAGACGCTTTACATTGATGAGTTTTCGCTCGTGCCGATGATCCAGCTCTACAACGCCGGCGGCCTGGGTCCTTTCGTGGCCCTGTTCTCGGGCTCTGAGAATTGGAGCGACGACGATTTGATCGTGATCAACGTCTCGAACGATTACGACGGCGGAATTCAAACGGGTTTTTGGCGTTCCTTCGATATGCCCAAGCTGGGGCTGATCCTGCCCAGCAAAGACGACGGCAGCGAAAACATCGGCGACGCGTACATCGCGTAGGGATTGTGGGCTAGGGGTTAGTTCAGGAAAGGAAAATTCCTACCGATGGCCGCATACATGATCTTTGCCCCCGGTTCTCACCCGCAAACCGGTGGCATTACCGAATCGCTTGGCATCGCCGGCATTGATGCCGGCGAAAGCAAAATGGCCTGGACGGCTTGTGCGTCTGGGCCCGGCGGCACGGCCGACGATCCGGGCGCCGGGATGCTCGGCTGTTGGATCGACCCCAATAACCCGCCGGCCATGGGGTATCTGCCCGATCGCCAGCGATGGATCCTTTCGCCCGACGGCAAGTTTTGGATTGGCTTGGATCTGGCAAGCCCGCTGGTGCCAGCAAACCTATTGCGGGCCAGGCCCCACGGTGAAGTTATCGCTGTGTTGCTCGAGGACGGCAATCATTGGGACATTCCGATCGCGCGACACCTGCCGCACAAATGGGGTCAAGATGCGACGGGCGAAGGGATTCGCACGCCGAAGCGCGAATTCGCCGAGTTTTGCGAACAAGCGATGGAGATCTTCCGCCAGGTGCTTGATTCCGACCCTACGAAGCTGCGTTTTAACACGCAGTGGGAATTCGTCTGCCGGGCGCTCGAACTAAATTATCGCTTGGCCGCGCCCATCATTTCGGCATTGGAGCTGATCGGCGACAAGAGCGGCGGTCGCGTCTGCGGGGCGACGATCGAGTTGAAGCTTGTGGCCGACGTGGAGGAAGAAAAAAAAAATATGGAACTAGCCGGAATCCACGGTACCTGACGTACCTGATGTGGAGCAAAGGGCTGTTGCCCAATCATCAACTGACGTACTTTGATTTGCACTTTTTGAGTCTGTAGGTCATGGTCCAAACCGTTACTTTTGCCGTCGACGCCAAGAACACGCAAGCCATTGCGGCGTTCATGGCTGTCTCCAAAGCGATTGAAGGCGTCAACGTCGAGTTCGACAAGGGCGGTAAGGCAGGTAAGCGGTCGGGCGACGACGCGACCGCGGCTTGGAGCGCCGGTCTGAACATTTTAAAGGGCTACCCGCTGGCGATGACCAAGATGGTCACCGGAACCGCCGGCGTGTATCTGGCCGTCAAGCAGCTCGTGGCCGAATACGAACGGCTCAAAGAAGTGCGATCGAGCGCCGACGACTCGCTCCGCGCCACCCGGCCCGAATTCATGCGTATGCAGTATTCGATGCCGGAGGATCTTCGCTCGAGCCCCGAGCTGGATAAAGCACGCGGCAATTGGGTCCAAGCCGCCGGCGGCAACCCGGCCGACACTTACGGTCTGGCAGCTCACATGGCGAGCGCCGGCGGCGGCAACGTGCCCAAACAGGTGTTGCTCGATGCGATTGGCGCCATGGCCCTGATCAAAGGCCAGCAGGCGATCCCCGCCGAAGACTCGCAAGAAATCGGCGGCGGTGTGATGGACATCATGAAAACCTATTTGGATAAGGGTGGAAAGGCCGACGCGCGCGAAATCATCGGCGGTTTCATGAGCGGCAACGCCGAATCGCGCACCACCACGCAACAGCAGATGGCGATGCACGAGTTGGTCGGCGTCAACTACCTGATGCGCAATCAGCACGCCAGCTATGCCGAAGCGGTGGGCTTCTTCTCGGCCTATGGTGGCAACATCCCCGATCCGACCGGTCGCAAAAGTCGCACCGGCGGTATCCATATGTTCGAGGACCTGGATAAAGCGTTTGCCGAGCTGCAAGCCAAGGGCCTGCAGGAACCGAAATTCAAGGACATCAACGAGTGGAACAAGCAAAGCATCTGGGACAAAATCGCCGCGGCTAAGGGCGACGATGAGTTTGGCGACCTGATGCAATCGTTCTTGTTTGGCCAGCGCCATCCCAAACAGCAGGTGCGCGACCTGAGCTATATCTGGGGCGAGGCCCACATGGGCTCGATCCGCGGCGAAGCGGGCACCGAAGCGACGACGGAAGAAATGTTGTCGCAAGATAAGCACGAACTGGTCGATCGTGCCAAAGCGGCCAGCAAGCGCGTCAAAGTCGGCCAGGCCGCCCGCGATCGCTTCGACGAGGCGGTCAAAGGGCAATTGAAGACGCCCACCGAACAGTATTTTGCGGACGTCCAGGCCCAAGAGGGCTTAGACGCTCGGATGCAGGTTGAAAACGTCCAGCGGGCCCAGCAAGGCCTGTTGCAAAAGCTGGTCGAGAAGACCGGCATGCAGCTCGGCAAAACCGACATCGGGCAAAAGTTCTTGAACATCGCCAACGTCATCGAAAGCTCGAACCAGAGCCCCGACCAGTTGCGCGACATGCTGCTCAAATACGGCACGGAGTTCCAAAACCTGATCTTGGATTCTCACGAATGGAGCCGGGAAGAGAATTTTAAGTTCAACGATCAAATGATGCTCAAGCACGGCGTTGCCGGCTATTTCATGGATCCAATGGGCGAGATTCGCGAAGAGAAACGCGATCGTACGCGGGCCATGATGACCGAGGATGAGGCCAAACAATTCGAAGCCCTCAACCAGTTCAAGCGTGGCATCCTGAGCAACATCGAACGGCAACAGCCTCCGCAGCCACCCAAGGCGGAGCCGACGGAAGAGGCCGGCGAGCCTGCCGCCGTACGCATGCCTTTCCGGCACGGTCGCCGTATGGGCCGCCGCGGCGTCGGGTCCAATCCCCCATCCAGCGCGCCGAAATTGCCGGCCATGGTTCCGGCTGACGACGCTGGTGAAGCCACTCCGCAAAATGCGGAGCCACTCCGGGCACCCGCCGCCGGGCCGGCGCCAGGCGATCAATCGAGTTTTCGCGGCGTGCTCGAGCGCCTGGACCAACTCGCCGACGCGATTTCGAAACTAGCCGACAGTGAGCGGGTACGGCAAGTCGATGTCACGGTCCGCGACGAAACCGGCCGGCAAATCGGTCGATCGACCAGCCGGCCGCGTTCGCTCGAACTGCTATCCGACAACGCCCTTGGTTAAACACGGATTCACTCCCCTTGGCCATCTACTTCAACAACCGCTTTATCGAAGGGACGCACCAGTCGCCCAACCCGGCTCGGCCTGGGTTGATGGTCAAGCGCACGCTGTTTTCGGGCGTGATCGGTGAAAGCGAAATCCGCCAGGGATCGAAGGGCAGGGCGATCGTCATACCCATCAAGATTCACAGTCACTTTCAGACCGCCGAGCAACTGGCGGCCTATATCCGGGGCCTCGACGCGCGCGTGGGTGAGCATGGCCTCTTGGAAATTCAGCGCCGCAACGGCGTGGGGGCGCCGGCCATCTATCCGTTTTGCACATTCGAGGGTTTCGAAAAAGATCCGACGCCCGACGCTGGCCCATTGCCGGACCTGGTCGGCACGCTCGAGCCCGATGGTGTCAAGCCAAGCTGGTGGATCGATGGTATGCTCTACTTCCACCAACTAGCGGTTGTCGAACAAGGTCCCAATAACGGGTAAACAACCGCCATGCCCGAGCTGTCGCGAGATGCTTTGCAGTTTGTTGCCAAAGTCCAAGGGCTCTCTCCGCGCATTTTCCGCGTCCTTTCGGTCCATCTGTCGGCCGGCACGAAGTTTCTGGATTACGCTGTCGTGGCCTTCGACCTGGGCGACCCGACGGTGCAACAGTTCGTGCAAAACATCACCCTCGGCAAACTCACGTTCAGGACCGATCAGGGGCAACTCCAGCTTTCGGGCCGTGAAATGACGATCGAGGCCCTGGTCGACGGCAAGGGCCAAAGCATCCACTGGGGTCGGATCACCGTCGTCGAGCCCACGATCGGCGCCGATGAGGCGCTGATTCTTCTGAGCCGCGTGGAAAACGTTCACTTCGGCACACCGTTGGGATTCCAACGTGTGTTCGACCCGATCACGAACGCCCTGACGTATCTCGATCACGAAGTTGTCTTCAATCCGGAAATCAAAGGGGCGATCGTCGGCAATAAGCGGATCAACTCCAAAGGCGCCGATCTGAAATATCCGGTCTTCATCGACCCCAGGAGCGTCGCAACCCCGGCCGCCATTTTGTTTCAAGGGGCGGCGATCACGGCGATCGACCTGGATCTCTACGTTCACGAGCAAGCCGCTGAAAACTGGAGTCTGCTCGACGCGGTCCGGTACCTATGCGGCGAGTGCAACGCGAAGGAAAAGTACATCAAGAATCCGACGGTCAACGTGCTGCAAGGCATTTTGCCCGAAGATCGCGCGATTCTGAAAAACCATCAGCTCCGCCGCGGGCTGTACCTCAACGAGGCCTTGGCAGCGTTGCTCGAGCCCTACGGTTTCCAGGCGCGCATCAAATATCCGAGCGTTAGCCGCCGCGAAATCCAAATCGTCGAAAACGGTGTCGGTACCCGGCGGACCGTCAAGCATCAACCGCCCGGCCAGCTCTTCGACCCGGCCAAGACGGAAGTCGAACACCTCGAGTTGCAGTTCGATAGCTCGATGGCCATCAATCAGGTGACTGCGACCGGCAGTTACACAGAAATCGAGGCCAGCTTTGAGCTCAAACCGGCCTGGACGGCGGCCCAAGACAGTATCCCGCTACAAAACGTGATCAAAGGCAATCCAGCCTGGGAGCTCCACCCCGAATACCATCGCATCCATCGAGATTGGGTGCTGAACGAAGGGGCCGACTACCCGCGCGGGTGGCGCGACGCGAGCGCCAACTCTGGCAACCCTGAGCTGACAAAGCTATTTCGGGCCGTGTTCGGCCAGGATCATCCACCAATCGTGCCGAAGCGCAGCAAGTTCCACCCGATGCTCACCCGCGGCTCGGATGGCCAGCCCTTGGGCGATGTCGGCGGCCTGGACGTCGAATGGTGGAACCCAAACAAGGCCGGTGGCGCCGATTGGGACAAACTCAATCCGCATATTCCTTTTTTTGCCTGCCGCGTGCTCACCGACGAATGCGGAATCAGCTTCTCCGGCCCACAGCCGCCGGTATTGATCATGCGACAAGGTCCAAACGCGCGCGTGCGCGTGACGGCCACGTTTCGCAGCGATACACGCATTCGAGCCACCGCCGCGCGGAAGACTACCAGCGTCAACGTCGATGTCCACGAGCAACTGCTCGACGTCGCCAGCCGCTTCCATGCCCGCCTGTTGCATTCGGGGAGCAAATACTACTCCGATGTGCGTGGCGCCCGCCGCCAGGCCGATCAGACCGACGGACGCGCGGCCTTGCAGGTGTTTGTCGACGAAGCGCGTGGGGCGTTCGACGCCGCCCAATGCTCTGGCAAGATCACGCTCGAAGGGTGCGACCATCTGGAATACGAAGTTGGCGACCTGATCACGGGCATCGCCGGCCGCGCGGTGACTTTCAGCCTGAACAATTCGAACAGCGTCGACGGCCGCTATCCGCAAATCGTGGGGATCACCTATGACGTTCAGAATCAGAAAACCGATCTGATCGCCAACGAATTCAAGAACCCCGACGCCTGGGTCGCCAGCTTCATTCGTAAGACGCGCAAACTCAAATAACCGACTCAGCCATGGACGAACGCACGTCAACACGACACGGCCAAGATGCGAGCCATCAAGTCTTGCGATTTGAATTGGTGACCGCGCTCCAGCCGAACGCTAGCGCCCAAGCGCGGATCGTATGGTTCAACGCTTCCAGCGGCACCAACGATTATCAAGCCGAAAGCGCTTCGCTCGACTCGACGTTGCGGATCGATGTGTTTAGCACCTTCTATCGCTCCTTCGGCCTGATCGGCGAGCGTGGCTGGGCCCTGTATTGGCCTGATAGTAATCGCTGGGAAGTGATTTCGATGGAGGGGAGTTTGGTTCGGCCAGGCACGGCCTACGCGCCGATCGCCGCCGGGGCGGTGGGCCTTGTCATGCTGAGCAATGGCACCACGACCGTATCGGCGGCGAACCAATCCGTGGCTACGATTCAGGTCGACGATCCGGTCACCGTTTACTACGATCCGAAGACTCAGCAGTGGTACGCTATTGGTTCCGGAGAGGACTTACTGCGCCACGGGCAGGTGTCGTCGGACGTAATCCATCCCGCCGCCACGGGGGGCGTAAATACTGTCGCGGGGGCAGTGACCGCTACAAATCAATCTGGCGTTTCCATGTACGACGGTGACTATGTTACGGTCTACAAAGATGCTGGTTACTGGTACGCGATCAACTACGGCACCGAGATATACCCGCTCTTCTGTCCGTCGCCAGGAGTGGATGGTGGCGACGACATAGACATCGATCTCCCCGATGGTCGCACGGTGACTGCCACCAATGGCAGCGATCATTTCATTGCGACGGACGCTTCGATCAGTGTCTATTTGGATCGATTCAATAAGAGTTGGTGGATTATTCCGACCGACACCATTGTCCCTCGGATGCTTTCAGCGGAGATCAACATGGATAGCGGCTTGAACCCCGCTAGTGCCGACCCGATTATCGACAACCTCAAAGGATTCGACGGCAGACCCGCACCAAAGCTTCTTGGCGTCGCAATCACTCACGTCGATAACCCTCTGAAACTGGCGGCTCGGGATAATGACATCGTTATCATTCAAGAGGACCTAAGTGGTTTTTTGTCGCCGCTCGGTTGGTTCATTCTCGCCGTACAGAGCAAGTTTCGCCGTCGCCTGAAAGCCCAAATCAACAACGCCGCCGGGTTACAGACGGACGACGCAGATGCGACGGTGGACACGGTAACTTCCTTTGACGGCGGTTCTGTGCCGAGCATTGTTTCGGCCGCGAATACGCTCAAGCTATTCGGGTCGGATAATGACATTGCGATTCTCGAAGAAGTCACTTCGGCCAATCCTCCTACATGGTTCGTCGCTGAAATTCAACCTCAAGGCCGGACTCCGCGTGAGTTCAAGGGATCGCTCAATGGTGCGATCACGAATGCCAGCACAACGGCGTACATTGACGGACTTTTGGCCCTGGATGGTGGCAGCGCACCGGCATCTGTGACAGCAGCGAACTTTTTGGGCTGGGCTGGGGACGACAACGATTATTGTTTGGTAGTTGAAGACTGGTCGGGCGGCAGTGTGGACTATTTGCTGCGGTTCGTAGAGTGGGATGTCGTGGTTCCTGCGGTCAACATTTTCACGGCTGCAACTAATCTGCTCAGGCAGACCAAACGACCCGTGCTCGGTAAGGCGGCCGCGGCCAGTGTCGACTCGACGATTGACACGGGAACCACATGCTAGAAACCGCAGCGATCCTCTTGGTTTGCAGTATCTTTGCTTTGCCACTGGCATGGCGTGGGGGGCACATTATTTGGCAAGCTGGGCATCTATCCTGGGGCTGTCCAGTCACCAAAACATGCCTGTACTGTTTGAGTTCAGCAGACACCCCAGACACGGTTACAGTCACCGTTTCTGGATGGGTTGGAGTCGATTGTCACGGTAGGGACATGGATGGCCTAAATGGGACGTTCGTTCTCACGCTGGCGAATCCCAGCCCACCCTCTAGCGCACCTTGCTTATGGGAATACCTATTTCCTGCTGGTGCCCCGGAGGATGTCGAAAAACTCAGGTTCCAATTGATCTCACCAATTAGCGGCGGCTTCCAATGGTCTGTTCAATACCGATTAGCTGACGGAACAGTCATTGGGAGTGGGGCTACTTACGACTCTGGACCAAGGGCATGTATTGGTGCGAGTGATACCTTTCTCACTGGGTTCCACTCAGGTATTGGTCCATGCCCACCAGACGTAGACCTACAAACGATTTACATCGAAGTTGCGATGGGATAACATGGACTGTGATTTCAGTAACTCCGAATTGAAATGCTCGCGTTGTGGGTTTGCCATCGGCAAGCTGGGCGGCAATGCAACGTGGCGGAAGAATTGCACCGCACCGATTAACGTCGGAGATTGCCAACACTTGGGGGCCGAAATGCGCAGGGTTGTCTGCCAGACCTGCGACGACAAAGGGCAGTTCAAGATCAAGATCATGGCGTGCGAGATCTTCGGCGAATGCACGCTCGGCCAGCAAATCGAAGCCCTGCCGGTTTGTTCGACCTGCCAGTCATTCACTCCGTCATCACAGTCACCGAGCGGCAATGGAGTTGTAAAATTGGCGAAATTCTTGTCGTAGTTCGGCCCCTCAATGTATTCAAAATACCCTTCGTCGTTCTCAGGTCGCAGCGGCGGCTGCATCTTGCCGACCGTGACGCCTTGCAAGTCGGCTTGCATTCGATTTCGGCAGGCGCGCAGCCGTTCGGACATTTCAATGATGGCTCGGCTGCCACCAACACTATCGGTTATCAATCCAAACAACGAAGCCTCTAACACGAGATTAAGGCCTTCCAGGCTGTCGGTCTCGGGAACCGGCACCAAGTAGTTCCGCCGCGCATATCCGATCAGGTTCTCGACGTGGCCCTTCTCATTG